GGCTTCGGGCCGTAGTTCATCGCGTAGAAGGAGTATGCCATGGGATCAGTAGGGGTTGAAGTCCGAGACGCCGTTCCGCCCACCGACCATGTAGGCGGTGCTCGAGTAGAGTCTCATCTTGTCCGCGCGGTCGTCGGCCAGCTTGTACCAGTACCGGCGCCAGTAGCCGAAGTCGTCCGGGTCGTCCACAGGGGTGTAGCTTTCAGACGCGGTGTGGAGGATGCGAGCTGCGTAGCAGGCCTCGCCGTCCGTTCCGGTGGCCGGGCGCACGATGGTGGCCTGGCGGAAGCCGCCAGTGCCAGCGTTGAGGGCATAACCCCCGCCGCCGGCCACGGCCGACGGGCCCGCCGGGCTGGACGTCCAGCGCCCCGGCAGGTGGTTCAGGTCGTCCTGCATCGGTCCGCCGAGCATCAGCGAGAAGGTCAGGTCTTCCTGCTTGAGCTCGACCTCCTCCTCGTACACAAAGTGCTCCTCGTGGGTGACCATGCGGAAGTAGTCCTGCCAGTTGTCCCCGATGGCCGGAGCCGAGTCGAACCAGATCTTGAGCTGACCCACCAGTGCGTTGTACTTCGTGGTCAGGTCATCGAGGTCCGCGGGGTCGCCCAGGGTCCCGGGGGAGGAGTTGAAGATGGAGGAGCCGTTGCCGGTCTGGATGGGGCCGACCGCCTGGTAGGCCGAGTCCCCGGAGCCATGCACCCAGCCGTAGGGGTAGCCCTTCTGGCCGCCGCCCAGGTCGAAGGTGCTCCCGAGGCGGTACGAGTTACGGAAGCCCGCGATGGTCTTGCCGGTGAACTGGAGACTGTTGTGCTGCGACAGCAGGCCCCACCGGACCTTGGCCGAGACCCGCACCGTGCCGCTGGGGTTGGCTGAGTCGTCCGGGTTGCTGGGGAACTGGCTGCCACCCTGGTGCCCGAGGAACTCCACCTTGGCGTCGAGCTCCCAGTGGAAGGGAGTGTCGTACTGGAGGATGTTCGGTCCGTGCGTGTCGTTGCTGATGTAGATGCCCGGCAGGCGGTCCTCAGCGGGGCCGGTGTTGACCACGTAGTTGCCCGGCGTGCCGTAGGGAACGGTGCCGTTGAGCGGCCTGGTATGGTCAAACCATCGTGCCTCGCGTTTGGGCGAGAAACGCACCTGGTTAGACTCATCCTCGTCGTTGCCGAGCTGGAATGCAAAACACATGGCAGGAGCGGAGCTGCCAGTCTCGTAGTCCCCCTGGGCTGAGACGTGGATCGTGGCAGCGTCCTGGAGGGCCTTGGCGGGGATGGACCCCGAGGCCGCGTACACGCTCGCCTGCGTGAGCGACGTGGACGTCTCGATGTCGACAGCGCCATCGTACGAGGATCCAATCCCGAGAGCGCCGCTGTTGGGGTTGGTCCGCTGCTCCAGGTCACCCCGGCGGACGGGCGGGACCGTCAGGTAGGGCTCGTTGTTGTACCCTTGGATGTTCCAAATAAGGTGGAACGGGTGGCCCTCAGTCTGGGACATGCCAGGCTGGACCTGGTGCAAGTGCCCGCCACCACCGAGGTTATCGACGCGGATACGCCCGGTGTCGGTGTCGAGGATCGGCTCCCCGGCGGTGGTTGACAGCGAGGAGTCGGTGAAGTTCTGCGCGGAATCCCGGCGCAGCTGGAGTCGGTTGTTTGCCATTAGAACTCGGAGGGGTTGGCCGGGACGGCGCTGGCAGTACCGAAGGCCAAGCTGGCCTCGGAGAATGCTGTCCCAGTGTTAGCGTCTCCGAGGTCCAGAGTGAACCCGGAGGAGTTTTCGGCGGTCCCGTAGTTGAAACCCTTGCCGGCAGCACCCTGGTCGCCCGTAACCACGGTGCCGGTGCCCTTGATGAGCCAGGCCCCGTCGCCACCGTTGGCGTCGCGGTCCTGGAGGAAGACGTAAGCGGAGCCCTGAGGGGCGATGCTCGCGATGGAGGACGAGCCGTTCCGCAGGTAGAGGTCGACGTTCTCGCCGCCCAGATCCTCCCGGTTGAGGATCAGGTAGTACCAGCCGCCGAGGGAGGCCTTGTCCGGGCGGGGGAGGTACACCTCCGGGGCGCCACCGCCGCCGAAGGTCGGCGCTGTGACGCGGACGATCCGCTCACCCACGAGGGGCAGCTTGATCGTGGCAGAGTTGTAGCTCCGCGCTCCGCCGTAGAACTTGGCTTGGCTCAGCATCAGCTAATGGCGAGCCAGGTGCCGCTGCCGGAAGCGTCCACGGCCAGTAGGATGGACCACAGCGAGCCGGGCGTATTGTCTGCTGCTGCAACGACTTCCGTGCCCGCCGCGTCCTGGATCGCGAACGAGTTACCGCCCTCGTTGTAGATGTAGAAGATCGGCCCGCCCGGCTCGACCTCGGCGGTCTTGGGCAGAGAGACGTAGCGGTCCGCGGCCGTCGCTCCGTTGTGCGTGAAGGACTGCACGCGCCCGTTGAGCGGGGTGACGTCCATCGGGGCCGTGATGACGTGGGAGGACGCCCCGCCGTACCAGGCGTCCTCGTCCTGGATGCCCTCGTCGAGGACCTCCATGATGCCGATGCGCGGGATGTCGCCGTACTTCCACTCGCGGAAGGCGACCTCGAGCGCCCGGTCCGCCTCAGCGTCGAAGCGGACAGGCGTGTGGAACTCGAAGCCGGCGCGGACCTGACCGGTCTGCACGTTGGTGAACGTCACGATCCCGGTGGCGGTGTCGATGCTCCAGCCGGAGGCCTGCTCGACGTTGTCCACGGAGACCTTGACCGTGCCGGCGATGGGCTTGGTGATCTTGCGGATGTACGGGATGCCGCTGCCCGAGTCGTCGCCGTAAGTCTTTGTCAGCTGGTACTTTCGGGACTCGCCCTCGACCAGCTGGAGGAGCTGGTCGGTGGAGCTCACCACGGTCTCGGGGTCCATCGGGTCCAGGTCGTTGGACAGGTGGTCGAGGGGATCCTTGAACCGGAAGCCGTTGAGCGCCCCGCGCCGAGCCATGTGGAACCGCTTGAGCGTGAGAAGGTCCTGCGGGTCCGTGATACCCGTGGACAGGTCGCCAGTGTGGCGCACGACTTCGCGACGGGCCGTCCGGTACTCGGAGCCAGTGGTCGTCTCGACGATCGACGTGGCGAAGCCCCACCCGAAGGTGGAGCCCACAGCCAGCTTCGCCGGGTAGATTGCGTTCTCGTGGAAGCCCATAGATCAGTTCCGCCGGCGCCGCATCTGGCGGTTCATCTGCCGGGAGTTCATGCCGAACCCGTCCGGGGCCGCCTCGACGTTGTACGAGGTGACGTTCTGGACGTGGTTGATGGTGTTGGTCTGGCTCGAGGGGCCTTGACCACCGCCGTTGGTGCGGACGCCCAGGCGCCCGTTCGCGTCGCGGGCGAGCGGCATAATAGCCTCGGGGCCGCGCTCGCGGATACTGTTCATTTTACCGTCTCCTGATCTGAAGAAGGAGAAATTCGACCCAATATCCGGCAGCTGCTTGAAGTCCGGGATGCCGCCCTTGGCGTACTGCTTGACGCTTCCGCCGCTGAACACCCCGCCGTTGTAGTTGGCACCGCCGAACAGGCCCGCCAGGAACCCGCCTGCACCGCCCGAGGGGCCGCCAGCGCCCTGGAGGATGCTCAGGATCTGCTGGTTGAGCACCATCTGGATGAGCTGCTGGTACAGGTTCTTGACTGCATCCTTCGCGCCGTCGCCGGCCGTGATGATGTTAGTGAACCCGCTCGCCAGGGTGGTGTTGAAGCTGGACGCCAGCTGCTGCTGCTGCTTGAGCTTGTCCGACTGGTCGGCCACCTGTCCGTAGGTGATGCCGAGCCCTCGGAGCGTGGTGACGAGCTTCTCGAACTCCGCCCGCTGCTCTGCGGTGGCGTCCTTGGACAGCTTGGCGTTGTTGATGAACCGCTCGACCTCAGAGCCGTTGCTGGACAGCAGGTTGTTCTCCGCCCGCATGACGTCGATCGCCTCCCGGCGCTTCGCGATCTCCGCCTCGATGGAGGCGATGATCTTGGCGTCACCGGCCTGCGCCTGAAGTGCCGCAAAGTCGACGCCGAGCTCGCGCAGCGTCTGCTTGAGCTCCTCCAGCGATTTGCGCTGATCGTCCGTAGCGTTCGCGGACAGCTGCGCCTTCTCGATGGACCGCTCGACCTCGCCGGTCACCTTGGACAGGCCGTCGCGCTCTGCCTCCATCTCTGCGATGCTCGCGCGGCGCTTCTCGATCGTCTTCTCGATGGTGGCGATGACCTTGTCGTCGCTCGAGCGGTCGCCCAGGATAGCCTTGGCTTCCCGCTCGCGCTCGTTGTTCTCTGCGACGGCCTGCGCCTTTTTCTCAAGCGCCGTGATCTCGTCCTCGGTGAACTTGATCCCCTCAGCCTGAAGCGCCTGGAGCTCGGACTTGAGCTTGACCCCCTGCTCCTCGGCGGCGGCCAGCTTACCCTGGCCGGCCACCTCGAGCTCGAGGCTCCGAGCCTTGAGATCAGAGGCCACCCGCTGCTTCTCGAGTCTGCCCAGCAGCTTATCGTAGGCGTCCGTGCGGCCCTGGATCGAGGCGACGTTGGCCTCAGCGGCCGCCTGCTTCTCGAGCTCCGCGCGGTACTTCCCGATGCTCTCCTCGAGGATGATGTAGGACTGCGCTCGCGTGATGGCGCCTTTCTCCACCAGGACCCGGAGATCACCCTCGATCTTGCGACGCTCAGTGGAGACCGCCTTGAAGATCGCGGCCTCCTGCTTGGTCATGCCGATGGCCTCGCCCTGGATGCGGACCGCCTCCAGGCGGGCGTCCCGCTCGTCGAGGAGGTTGTTGAGCAGGGTATCGTTCTCGCCAGCGCGGATCGCAGCGTCGAGCTTCTCCTGGGCGGACTTGGCGTCGCCTTGCAGCTTGGTGAGGACCTCGCGCTGTGCCTTGAGGGCCTCGGTCGCAGTCTTCCGGTCGACGCGGAGGTCCAGCGGCAGGGTGGTGAGGTCCGAGTTCTCGAGGTTGCGGCCGAGGTCCCGGAAGACGTCGATCACGGCCGTGTCCAGGCTACCCCGGCTGGAAGCGGTCGCCAGCTCATCAGCGAACGACTTGGTGACCGAGATTCCCGCGGATCGGGCGGCCCGCTGGATTAGGTCGCCGCCGACCCGGACGTCGTTGGCCAGGCCGTCCAGGTTGGAGTTCGCGGCAGCCTTGAACAGTTCGTTCAGGTTGCTGGCGAAGGTCGCGAGCTGAGCAGAGCTGGCGTCAACGCCGACGTCGGGCGCGATCTGGCGGAGGGACCGCGTGATCTCGTCCACGCGCCCACCGAGCAGCGACCGCTTGACCCCGTCCTGGAGCAGCACGGAGAACCCCGAGCTGACGTCGAGGCCCACGAGCGCCTTGTTGACGGCGGCCTCGAGCTCCTGGATGTCATCCGCGCCCCGGATGGCGTTTGTGAACACCTTGCGGAACTGCTGGTCCTCAAGGCCCGCCTGGAGTTTGCTGACGAAGGTGTTGCCGTAGGCGTCGGCCTGCTCCACGGCGAGCGCGGTCAGCTCCGGCGTGATGCCCGTCAGCTTAGCGATCGGGATACCGCTGCCTTCGGTGTTCCTGCCAGACTGCTGGTCAGCCAGTTGCTTGAGGGCGTCATCCACCTGCTGGATGGCGTTGGCGGTGGCGGTGATCGACTTGGTCGGGTCGTCCTGCGGGTCGATCTTGAACGCCTTCTTGATGGCGTCGCCGACCGTGTCCAGCGCCGGCAGCAGGTCGCGGAACACGCCCTCGAGCTTGCCGGCTTCGATGCTGAGGTCGCGCACGTTCTCCTTGGCGGTCAGGAAGTTGTACGCCATGACCAGCACGCTGCCCGCGATGGACGCCAGAAGCAGCGGCGGGAACGCCGTCGACACCCCGATCAGCGCGGCCCGGAGGCCGGTCGCAGCCGTGGCCGCGGTGACCATCGACGAGCCAACGGCGACGACGCCCTTGACCACCAGGCCTAGTCCCAGTCCGAGCACCGCGCCGGTGAGCGCCTGGAAGGCCAACACGAGCCCCTTGGCGCCCGCAGCTGCTTCGTCGGTCGGCTGCTTGATGCCGGACAGGAGGCGGAAGGCGTCCGCCAGGGCGTCGACAGTTCCGCGCAGCGCGCCGCGGACCCCGTTGTCGCCCTGCACGAGGACGAACTCCTCGGCGGCGGAGACCGCGCGGCGGTACGCGCCCCTCAGGCTGTTGTCGACGATGTCGGCGGCGCGACGCGCCTCGCCGGTGTTGTCGCTCAGCGTCGCGTTGAGCGCCTTGAGCGAGTCGATCTGCGTGATGAACGCCTGGGCGCCGGAGACGTTCCGGCGGTTGAAGATGCTGGCGAGCTCCTGGGCGGAGGCGTTCGCGTCCTTGAAGGACTGGAAGACTTCCTCAACGCTGCGCTCGGTGATGTCGAACGCCTCGCGAGTCGTGCCGATACGCTTGGCCAGCACGTCCATGGTGTCGGACGCTTCCTTGGTGGGCTTGGTCAGGCCGACCAGGATGCCTCGGAAGTTCGTACCAGCGAGCGTAGCCTTGATGCCCGCGTTGCCGAGAGCACCGATGGCGGCCGCCGCCTCGTTGACGGTGATACCGAGAGATGCGGCGAACGGACCGGCGTAGCTCAGCGCGGCGGCGAGCTGCTCGACGGTCGTGTTTGAGTTGTTGGCGGCGCTGACCAGGTCGTCCGAGACCTGCGTGAGCTGGCCGGCGTCCAGGCTGAACTGCTGGAGCACGTTCGACGCGATGTCGGCGGCGTTGCCCAGGTCGAGCATGCCCGCGGCGGCGAGGTCGAGGGTGGCGGGCGTGGCTGCCAGGATCTCGTTCGACTCGAAGCCCGCACGCGCGAGGAACAGCTGCGCCTCGGCCGTCTCGGTGGCCGTGAAGCGCGTAGCCGCACCGAGGCGACGCGCCTGGGCCTCGAGCTTGCCCATGACGTCGATCTGCTCGCCGAAGGTCGCGTTGGCGTCGATCGCCACGGCTTGCAGGGCCGCGAGCGAGTACTCGAAGTCCGTGATCGTGGAGACTGCCTCGCGGGCGCCGATCGCAGCGGCGAAGGCCGGGCCGATGAAGCCCAGTCCCGTGGCGAACTGCTTGGCGAAGTTGCCCGCGGTGCGGCTGGCGTTGCCGAACAGGGTCACCCCGCCGGCGGCGTTCCTGAGCTGGGTGTTGGTCCTGGAGGCCGCGATGCCGACGCCAGCGATGTCCTTCTGGAGCTGACGGGCGCGGCCGCTGGCCTGCGTCGTGGAGGTGGCGCCGGACAGGCCGTTCTTGTACTGGAGGGCGGCCTCCTTGGTCCGGTCGAAGGCCACCTCGAGCTCGCCGAGGCCAGTGCGGGCGACGTCCGCGGCACCGTCCAGCTTCTTGGCGTTGCTCTCAATGCTGCCGATGCGCCGCGCCAGGCCGTCGCTGCCGTCCCGCGCCTTGTTCATCGCCGTCGCCATGCCATCGAACGCCGTCTTGATCGGCGCCAGAGCCCTAGGCATGACGCCCAGCACCTTGGACAGGCGGTTGATGTCGGTGAACAGGTTCCGCAGTTCGGTGCGGAAGCCAACGAACGCCTCCTTCAGCTCGGCGACGTCGTCCTTGAGCTCGATCTTTTGGAAGTCGAGGAGCGCGATGCCCGCGTCTAGCGCGGCGTCGCCGACCTTGTTGATGGACGTGGCCAGGCCGTCGAGGCCCTTGGTGCCGCCAGCCGGGCCAGTTCGGTTCCCGGTCTTGGCGGAGGCGTCGGCGAACTTGGACAAGTCCCGCGCCGCCTTCCCGATGTTCACGGCGCCGGCCTCGTTCTTGACGAGCTCCAGGGCGCCGGCCGTGTCGAGGGCGGCCGTGGTGAGCTGGCCGAAGAACCCCGCGACCTTGGCGAACTGCTCGCCCTGGCCAGCCATGCCAGCCAGGGCGGTGCGGAGGCTGCTCTCCGCGGAGGACACCTTCGAGGTGAAGGTGGTGAAGGAGCCGCCCTCAACAGAGGCCAGCGCGTTGGCCAGCTTGTTGAAGGCAGCGTCGTCGATCGCGCCAAGACCGCGCACTGCCGCGTCAGCGTCAGCAGCAGCCTGCTTGACTTCACCCAGGTTCGCAGCCGCCGTCTTGGCGCCCGAGGTGTTGATCTGGATTGTCAGCTTGGCGAGATCGGTCATGACGCTTGGGCTTGCTTCAGTTGCTCGTGGAGGATTTGGCGCTCGTGGTCATCGAGGCCCATCAGGATCCTTACTTCCCAGCTGTCGAGACGCTTGCCCAGCATCCGGGAAGCGGCCTCCAGCTCGGTGAAGGTGATTGCATTGGCGACTCCGTCAGAGAAGCCCCGCCGGTCGGACACCCGCCTGTAGAAGGCCCACAGGTAGGCGTACGCATCCGGCAGGGATACTTCAGGGCCGAGTTGTTCTTCGACGTAAGCGTCAGGGTCCTTGCCCATCCGCTTCGCGAGCAGTCGCAGCTCGCGCTCGTCAGGCCCCGAGCCTGCACCTCCCCGGCTATACAGGGAGGTGCAGTACTCAGACAGAGCCGCTAGGACTCCCCCTCGGAGTCCTCCAGGAAGTTAGCACGGTTCGAGATGAACCGGCTGACCTGCTCCCGGATGAACTTGACCTTGGTGAGGAGGGTGGTGGCGTTGGAGCGCGTGAAGTCGAGCTCCTTGCCGTCGACGATGATGTTCTCCCAGCCGACGATGCACTTAGCGAGGACCGCCATGGCCCGGCGCTGCACGCCCGTGGGATCGGAGAGGCCGTCGGTCTGCGCGGCGGCACGCGCCTGGCTGCGCTGTGCGTCGTGCATCGCCGTCTCGTACTCGTCAGAGTCAGCAGACAGCAGCGTGATGGTGATCGGCTGGTCGTCCTCGGTGAAGAGGTCGTCGCCGGAAACGGGGTGCTTGACCGCCATCTTGGCGGTGTTCGCGGAAGTGTCGAGGTTGGAAAGGTCCATGGGAGTAGTTGGGGTTGGGGGTCAGGGGGGAATGGGTCAGGCTGGCGCCTGGTGGGATCACAGCGAGGTCGCGTCGCCGTCCATGCAGAGGGCCATGGTGCTGCCACCGGCCTCCTGGAGCGCACGGAAGTTCAGCGTGAGACGCACGGGGCCGGTCGACGGAACCTCGGTCGAGGTGCCGTTGAACAGGACGCGCGGGAAGCTCAGGGCCGTCCACTCGGAGGAGGTGCCCTCGTGGAGCACGACCGCCATCGCGAACTCTTCCTCAGCGAGGAACTTGTTGTACTCGACCTGGGACTCGAAGAGGAACGTGACGGAGCCGGAGACTTCCGCGACACCCTCGAACACGCCGGGCGAGGTCTGCTCACCGAGGCAGGTCGAGGTCGTCCGGTTGTTCGTCAGCGTCATCTCGAAGGCGGTCGCGCAGCCAGCACCGAGCTTGTCGATGAAGATCGCGGTGCCGAAGGGCGAGTAGGCGTTCTTGCCAGAGCCGGCGGCGGCGCCGATGGTGCCGACGTCGATGGCCGCAGCACCGTCGAAGTGATCGCCGTCGTCCTGGATGCCGAGGTCCTTCATGCCCACGAAGGACATGGTGCCCGCGACGAGCTGCTCGGTGGAGATCGAGAAGCTGAAGTCGTTGACCGCGCAGCCCGCGAAGGACTGGAAGAGGCCGGCAGTTCCGGCGTCCTCGAAGCGGCGCTGGATCGTCAGCGACGTCATGTTGTTGCCGGTGACGCGGACCTGCGACGACCCGCCGATGTCGTAGTCGGTGCCGGTCAGAGCACCGGCGCTGTACTCGACGACCTCGTAGGCGACGATGTTCGCGCCGACCGAGGAGATCATGAACAGACCGCCGGTCTCGGCGCCGGTGCTCTTGATCGAGATCACGTCGCCAGCAGCGGCGGTCGCAGCCCCGGACCACCCGGTGGCGGGGAAGGACACCTTGAGCGCCTCAGTGGCGCTCGCGGCGGTGACGGTGCCGCTGGCGACCGAGGTGTCAGCGGTCTCGAAGTTCCAGGTGCCGTTCAGCATGAACGGGGCGATGTCGACGAGGCTCGCGTACGCGAGCTCGAAGCCGACCTGACCCGAGACGCTCTTGGCGCCGGGGCGGGTGGACGCCTGCTGGCGGTCCGAGTTGACCTCGTTCGAGGTGATCTCGCCGACCTCGAGCTGAGGGGCGCCTTTCTCGGTGAGGCGGACGTAGAACGCGGTCGCGCCGGCGGAAACGGGCGTGCCGACGGTGACCTCGGGCTTGAAGACGAGGTCCGCCTTCGCTCCTGATGCAATAGCCATGTGTAGTAGTTTGGGTGGTCCTCGTTATGCGAGGAGAGAGAAGGATCGCCAGAGGACGACCACGGGGACGAAGTAGAAGTCCGACTCTTGGCCTTGGCCATAGCCGGTGGAATTCAGGTAGGAGCGGATCACCTGGAACTTGGTCCCGTCGGTGTCCGTGTAGTAGGTGGCGTGCTCGAAGTTCTCGAGGATCCGGTGGGCGACGTCGTAGGCCTCCTTGATGAGGTCGGGACGGTTGCCCGGGGCGACCACCTCGTAGGTGACGATCCCCTCGGACTGAGACACGCGGAAGGCCGCCTGGAACTGCTCCAGGGGGCGCAGGCGCTCGTTGATGAAGAGCTTGTCCGAGGGCGGGCCGTCCGGGAACCGCACGCCGTCGTACTGGATGTCCGACGGGAGGTCGGACGTGGTGAGGAACTTCCGGCGGGCGGCAAGCAGGACCGCCCTCTGATCGACCATCGCCATTAGACGAACCTCTGGATATGCTGACCGGAGTTGAGGCGGTTCATGACCGCCGCCATGGTCGGGATGATGACCCCACCGTCGACCTTCTTGGAGAACCCGGGCGTGTTCACGTCGCGGGCGTAGAAGGTGTTGTTCGTCACGTTGACCTTGTCGAACATGCCGAGCGAGTCCAGCTTGCCGAGCTGGGAGAACAGCGCGGCCGAGTCGACGGTGCCGGTCTCGTCGGAGAGGTCAGGCCAGCCCAGCCCGCTGCCGTCGTCGGCGTCGCGCTGCGGCGCGGCGGTCAGGTCAGTGGAGTTGATGCCGATCCGCCAGGACGCCCGCATCTGCCCGGTGAGCAGGGGCGTGCCCTTGTGCGCCTCTTCCAACACGATCGTGGCGACGTTCGCGTACGTTCCCCGGAGTGAGGCCGCGGTCTTCACGAGGAAGCCGTCGATCTGGTCGATGAACAGGCTCACGGGGTGCGGATCTGGAGCTCGTAGGCGACGACTGAGTCGCCGGCGTTGATGGGGGAGATGGAGACGACCGTGCCGGTCATCTCGCCGCGGACCACCTCGTCACCCACCTTGGGGCTGACCAGGTCGCCGTAGTCCACGCCGGTCATGACCTTGCGGTCGCCGGCCATGACGGTGCGGCCGTCAGTGACACGGAGGGAGTAGCCCTCCGGCGGCGAGGTCGTGACCGGCGCCGTGAGCGTGGTGGTGACCGTGCTGTCGGAAGCCGGGTCAAACACCGACGACGACCGGGTGAAGGTCGCCGGGTTGCTGCTGAACGCTTTCAGCAGCGTGGGGACGAGCGCCCCGAAGCCTGCGTCGAGGGCTCCCATCAGCCGCGCCCGACGCGCACAGCGCGGTCGCCCTTAGCGTTGAAGGCGTTGTTCGGCGTGCCGATGTCGGTGAGCAGAGCAACGACCGTCGGCGGGATCATGTCAGGCGTGGCCTTGTCGTCCAGCTTGACCTCGAGCGAGCCGATCTTGGCCTCGCGGAAGCCCTGGCCCAGCAGGCCCGGCTCCTCGGAGCGGTCGCGCTTGAGCAGCTCGTACGCCAGCTCCGAGGTCGCGTTCTTGATGTCGACCGGGATCAGCGTCTGCTCGATCAGGCGGTTGTCCGAGTCGAACGCACCGTAGCGCGGCCAGCGAAGGGCCTGCTCCTTGGTGTTGATCGTCCCGTTGAAGTTGAAGTACGAGTCGATGAGCACCGTCGCCCACCGGAGGGCCGCCTCGCGGTCCATGTCGCCACCCGGCGCTTCGGTCCATTCCGTAGCGTGCAGGCGGTACTCGGTGAGGTACGTTGTAGCCTCCTCGAGCGTGACGTAGGAGTTCGAGTCCTCCCCTCCGATGGTGACGATCAGCGACATCTATCAGCCCTCCAGGGCAGCGTCCTTCTTGGCAGCCGGCTTCTTGGCAGCGGGCTTCTTCTTCGGCGCGGGAGCCTCGTCGGCAGCCTCGAGCTCGGCGATCCGCATCGCCTCCTGCTCCGCGATGTTGACCTCGGCCTGCTCGATGCCGCAGAGGACCAGGAGGGCGGTGACCGCCTTGGCCTTGGTCGTCATCTTCTGCGGGCTGTCAAGCATCCCGAACTGCGGCAGGCTGCGGAGCTCGTTGAGGGTCATAGCCTCAAGGATGGCGCGGGACATCGGGATGGTGCGGACCTGCGGGGTCTGCGGGACCGGAACCTCGGTCGGCACGGCGGACGACTGCACGCGCTCGTGGAGGCGCGGGTCGAACTGGTCAGCGTTGATGACCATCTCCTGGCCGTTCACGATCCGCTTGACGCGGACCGTGTCGATGACCTTGACGTTCTTGAGGCGGACCGTGCGCTCGGGGTTCATGCGCTCGGCGATGGTGTACTCGATCATGGGGGTGGGTGTGTAGTAACTAAAGGGGGTGGTGGTAGCGGGGGAAGTCGGGGAGAGGCCGAAACCTCTCCCCGTCAGGCGCCAGCCTGATACCCCCTTTGGTAAACGAGCTCCTAAGAGCCCGTGTTCTGGCCGAGGTCCCTAGGCAGGATGTGCCCGAAGAACCCGGTGATCTCTTCCGGGTGAGAGCTGTCCTCGCTCTCGATGGCCACCGCCTCGCCCCGAACGGGGAGCCCAGCAGCCGTGGTGAAGTCGGCAGCGAACGGGATCGCGCCGTTGGAGGTGACGGTGGCGTTCCAAGAGCGGTTCACTTCGAAGCGGTCAGACTCGCTGACGCCGAGGATCCAGCCCTGACCGACAGCGTCCGTGTCGCTGAGCCCGGTCATCTTGGTCCACTCGCGGGAGACCCAGGTGTAGTCTCCCGACTTGTCGGCGAGGAAGTTGCCCCCGCCGTTGAGATTCATGAAGCCGAGGTGGAGCATGCGGAGCTCCTCGACGTTCCGCTGGATGCGATCCAGCGTGGGGCTCAGCTCCTCACTCGTCGTCGACTTGAAGCCGACGACCTTCTTCATGGACCGTGCCTGCGTGGCACTGACACCGAACAGTCCGAGCAGGACAACAACAGTGTCCGCGTCGAGTGACTGGAAGAAGTTGAGGATCGCGTTGAGCATGTCAGTTGATCTCCGAGATGCCGTACTTCTCGAGAGTGGCGGGGCGTTGTTCGCGGACGATCCGGGCGGCGGTGCCCACCGCGATCCCGAGGCGGGTGGCCAGGGCGGTGCGGGACTCGAACGACTCGACTGAGCCATCCTTCCAGGTCACTGTGAGCGACTTGCAGGCGTTCTTGACGGTAGCCCGGGGATGCCGCGCGCGGTGAGCCACGAGGGCTGCGCGATGGCTGGCGGAGAGCTCCCTGCCGGTGAGGGACGCGCTGAGCTTAGCCCGGCTCTCGTCCGTCCAGTCGAACGCGGCAAGGGGCTGGTCCGCGCGCTTGGCGCGGTTCGCGTTGCCAGGGGTGCCGCAGTAGGCGTCGAGCAGGAGCTGCTCGTTGTGGTTGAGGTCCTCGGCGGGGCAAAGCATGCGGATGGAGAAGGTGAAGCTCTCCTCGCCGTACTTGTTGAAGGCCCGCTGGAGGTGTGCGTTGTAGTGCGTCCCGGCCCGGAGGGCTCCCAGGTGACGCGCCCGGCGGCGAGACAAATCCTTCGACTGGCCCACATAGGTGGTGCTGCCGAGCTGAATCTTATAGGTGCCGCAGTTCATGGGAGGAGGTGTGGTGAGGCCCGCCCCACCGCGAGGGCGGGGCGGGCTTCAGATCAGCCTAGATCAGGCGTTGCCGCCGAGGAA